CCATGCGGTCATAGGTCAAAGGAATCTTGATATCCTTACCACCAGACGGCATACGGATAGGCTTCTTGACACCCCTGCGAAGCAGGTAGTTCGACCCGAAAAACTGATCGAAGGCCTTCCCGTTATCAGCCATGAAATAACTTCTGGTGATGCTCTCTAGTTCTCCTCGTGATAAAGCCATTATATTTCCTCCTGAGACAAGCTTTCACGAGGGGTTTAGTCCTCGTTACTTACCTGCCCTCATTCTCAAAACTTTTTCGGTTAGTATTTGACGAAGACCTCCAGACTTCTCAGTGTCCTGCAGTGCTGGGTCACCAGAGACTTTAGCCCCCTGCTGTGATTGGGAGCCGTCAAGCACTGTGGACTGTGATTTACTCTGGACTGCCTTCAAAGCCTCAGCCTTACCAAGCTTGATGCCCTCTGCCTTTGCCGCCTCGATCTTGCCATTCAGTTCAGCAATGGCTTGATCGTGTTTCTGCTTCATGGCGGGAATCTCAATCTCATAGGCGTAGGCCGAAACCAGATTGTGTATCGGGTTCCTATCCATCACTTCACCTAAGCGATTAAGCTCAGACCGAAAACCATCATGCTCGTCAGCAAATGCGTCCAGGCCTCTACTAAGGTTATCATAGTACGCCTTCTCTGCGGCCTCCTGACGGAGAGCTTCCGCAGCCTGCTTGTTTGATACTGCTTGCAGGTTCTTAAAGAAGTTGGCAGGGTCTTCCTGCATAGCGTCCAAGATCGCCTGTGGTTCGTTGCCGTTCAGCATTTCCTCGAAGGGATTACTCTGGGGAGCTTCGGGACTACGCCTGGATTGCTCCATGGCAGATAGCCTAGCTTCAAATGCGCCACGCTCCCGTGCCAGTTCCTCACGAAGTTTTATAATCTCCTCGTCACGCTCCTTACGCTGGGAGATAACCTCGTCAAGTCTGGACTTAGGTACTCTTGCATCAGTGTCATCCGCTTCGTCTTTGCTCGACTTGTCATCACTGGTAGCTTCGGAATCGACAGTTTTTTCCGTCTCTCCAGACGAGGCATCCTCGTTAGCAGCGTTGGCTAGATCGATTATGTCGTCATAATCGTCTATGTCGAGTTGGTGGGTTTCCATTTCGTTGGCAGGTGAGCCAACACCAGCATCGTGGTCGTGTGTCACGTTGTCCTCGATACCATCATTGTTTACACCTTTTTCCTCAACCGCATCACTCATGTTAAATCTCCTTGTTATGGTTGCATTTCCTCCTGCATGCGCTTCTTGCGCTGCAGTATCTTATCCGCAGCACCCACAGCAGACGGGCTACTGAGAGGCTTTTTCTTCTTCGCCCTGTTGGCTTCCCTGTATTTGTTCAGGGCTTCCATCATGTAACCTTTTATCTTTGATGTAATCGGCATTGTTAACCTCCTTCACAAAACACACACACCTCTTGTTCTGTGGCATCAATGTACATGTACACCGTTTCGTAACCTTCGAGTACGGCATGGGTCTTTGTGGAACCTTGAGCCCGTAGATGTGACCATCGATAGTCCTCATAAGATCGGTGTGCTGAACTCCTCCCCAGTGATGTATTTCAAAGTTGATGCCCCTGCCCATGCAGTAGCCCAACCAAAAGTTTGTTGAGTCTAGCTGGTAGTCATAGATGTCGCCACGCTGTTGCCCCATACCATACAGGTTGATGTGCTGGTAGCCCTCAACAATAGCTAGTGCTATCATGAGGTCAAGCGAGCAACCAAGGTAATCAGTACCAACAGCAGCAATAACCTTTTCTAGTGGGTAGATTTCCTGCTTACAACCAAGCCAGTCCCAGTGTCGGCTCACAACGTATGTAATCCCAAGATGGGCCGCATACCTAGCAGCCTCTTGGTGTATCATGCCCTCGCTTCCCCTACTGAATTTCTCTACAAGATCATGAATCTCGAACACCTTCGTAACCGCTGTCCTCTTGGTTATGATGTTTGTCATACTCCATACTGGAACCTCAGTAGTTGGTTCTGGACACGTACTCCATCCTGGGCCTTTGCCTAGAATGTTTAGTGTTTTCATTTGCGAGGCTCCTTTATAAACGCTCCATACTCGTCACTCCAAATGTAGACATGTTCAGGGTCAAGGAATTTAACCAGGTTCTCCAGTAGGTACACACGGAGAGAAAGGTCATTGATCTGCCTTGTTTTCTTAGACTCCTGAATCCTCTCTCCAACTTCAACTCCAAGGTTGACGATCTGATTACTTACTAAGCTCATTTAGAACCTTTCCAGATACCGCTTACGCAGTTTCTGCACGTTAGGGTGTGGGTCTGAATACACTCTGTTGATTGCCTTTCTTGCCTGTTCTCGTGTCTCTATGTACTCCTGTCTACCTTGATGTACATACTCAAGGTCATTGAGCCCGAAGCCATTAACGTCCTTTATCCACGTAGCGTCAGGGCGTTTGAAGAACCCAGTGGACATCAGCTTCTCAAGTGGAATGTCATGGCAGTCGGGACAATAGAACTCAGGGGACTCAGCCATTTTATGAAACTTTTCAACAATGTAGCCACACTTATGACATCCATAATCGTACAGCGGCATTACTTCTTCTCCTTGCGAAAGAATTTGAACCATGTTGCTAGGCCAGCAAGCAACGCTCCCAGTCCTGCCATAAAGTAGTAGAACGTCTGAGAGAACATCTGCCACTCCTCAGGAGACTTTGGTATTAGTATTTCCTGTGGTATCTCTTGCATCGTCTACCCCCTATAGACTTGGTATCTGTGGGCCACCTGGCCCCTGGCCCTTCATCTGATCAGCCTGAGCTTCCTTCATCTGATTCACAATTGCGTTATACTCAGACTCGTCCATGTTGGCGATCTTCTGCAGCATGGCTATAATCTCCTCGCTAACACCAAGAGCCTGTAGACGCTCTATGATCGGAGCAAGCTGACCAAGTTCCATGCGCTTAATAACTTCTTGACGATTGGGCCAATCAAGCCGCTCAAGCAACTCACGGATATCAATGGCACCCTGACCATGAAGCTCCTTGGCTTCCTCACGCTGTTGCAGGCGAGACGTAGGCATGGTAGAACCAGCCACGACCTGGAACTGAATCGGTATGATAGTTTCCTTACCAACCCAACTGCCAGACTCCTTGGTACCAGCAGGCCCGTCAACAAAGAATGTACGTTCCTCAGTATACCAGTTGTGTGCGTGTGACAGCCACATACGACCACGCTCTCTCAGGAGCTTGCCATAGCCACGAATCTTTCCACGTAGCATGGTGTGCATGGACTCGATGATAGTGGCTACTGTCTTGTACGCCATCCGACCCTTAGCTATACTTGGGTCTGTCATATCAAAGATTCCAGCTATTTTATCGAACATTTCTCGATAGATAGTTAGAACTAACTCTATGTCACGCTGTGGCGGTGGAGCCTTCATGAAACCGATAGCCTGGGCTACGATGTGGTCTTTCGGTGAAACAACCTGTGCTGGCGCATTAGAGAACGCACTGTTTGGTACACCAGAGTTTCTTGGGTTAATGACGGGTGACCGAACCGTCTTGTCTTTAAGTATGTTAAGCTGGCTGAGGCACTTGTCGATCTCAAAGTTGAGCATCTCAAGCTGCTCTATTGAGCTAAAGCCCCAACCTGACGCTATGTCTTTATTTGATGCGGTCATTGAGAATGGGAACCTTGACCACAAGTGTGTCTGACTTGCTAACTCAGGTGGTAGGTCTGGGTTGATTGACGGGTTAGGCCTATCGCTCAGAACGATGTCACCACCATTACAGGTTGTGATACAGCGAATGTTACCAGGGTATTTGGCAACCATCTCAGATACTTCTGGGATAGTCTCGAACTCGAAGTCGTGTGTATGGTCTTCCCTGACCTCGAACACACCTTCCTGAATTACGTGGGCATGACCGTTATCTGTGCTTGTCATGCCGTTACCATTCATATCCATGGCGTAGGCATGCGTGTGGTCGTTCACCCTAGTTGATGTACCCTCAGGAAGAACCTCGTCACGCTCAGGCTCGATCACGTTCTTGATCTTGGTAAAATCCTTTACCCAGAACTCAAGTACCAGGACATCCTTCTTACCACCAAGTATCTTTCCTATCGAATCGATGTTACCAGTGAATGTAGCGTGATCTACACCCCAGTCACCGTACTCCTTTACTCCCTTGGTTGATGTTGTTCCACCAAAAATCTCTCGTCTTCCCTCACCAAGTTACTGCTTCCAGTCAGAGTCAGACTTAATAAACTCTGCCATATCAGGCCACATTCTCCTGGCCTGGTTTACTGGTATCTTGTAGTAGTGGAGTGCAGCTTCCCACTTCTTGGGACGCTTTTCATTAAGAGGCCAGAAACCGAAGTTGTGGGGGTCTATGACTACAACGTCTACTTCGCCAAGGCCGTTGTTTAACGCAGGATTGAATATGACCTTCTCAATAACGCAGCCATTGATCTCAGCCATTCCTACGGAATCTTCAAATACGTCTTGCTGCTCTTCCTCATTCCACCAGTAACGTGCTGCTTTATGTATCTTTACAGCTATGTCATCTTGCTCAGCAGCTATGTCAAATGTAGGATTATTATCGGTAAGTAAGTTTACAGTTCTGGTAATATAATTCCAGATCAAGTTAACTGTAGACAACTTACCACTACCTTGACTCTTCCAGTGCCTTGCCCTATACAGTTCGTAGTTGCGGAACCACTTAGCAGGAAGCTTCCTCCTATCCTTATCTCGCACTACCTCAGACAGGGTGTTAAAGCACCACTGA